CAGACCATCACATTCGATGAATATCGAACTTTACTTGATTTTATGAATCTCGAGTTTGGCTCGTATTTCGCTTCTGAACCTTGGTCAAAAACCAGGGCTATACAGGAGTTGAATGGAGATAAGGCGTCCGGAATCCCGTGGTGTTTTAACGCACTACCGAAGAAGGAAGACGTGGTGCGCGAGCTCGGTGTGAAGCTGGGAGCGCATGACGAAATGACTGATTCGGATTACGTTAATGTGTTTGATTATCTGCTGAATGACTTTCAATTGCATTGGCCAGTGGCCAGGATGACTTTGAAAGATGAAATCAGAGATGATTCAAAGGCAAGGGGTTTTCTGCCGATGCCCGTCCAGGCGATTGCCGTGGGTAATTACTTGTACGGAGCACAGAATAATCGGCTTCAATTAGGAGTCCTGGAACACCCTGTTACAATCGGTTTGCAAGTGCCTGGCGCTCAGTGCGCGACCTTGTTCCGGATGTTGAAGGGTTGGAACCGTAATTGTTGTGCGGATGCAGATGGAAGCGCGTTTGATACGCGCTTCCCGCCCTTTGCAGCTCAGTTGATTTGTGATTTCAGGGGTCAATTTTTGCCAGAGAGTCTGAGACCTTTGCACCGTAGGTATTACGAGTCTGTTTACTTAGGATTTGTCGCCGTGTTGGGTGGCATTTACCAAGTTTACGGCAATCGTTCGGGTCATACAAACACTGCTGTGGACAATTCGTTGTTACAGTATTGTATAATGGCCCTGAGCGCAATACGCAAAGGCTACACTTACTACCAGTTCAAGAGTGAGCTCTTGTTCTTTTGCAATGGTGACGATATGATTTGGTCGAGTCGAACAGGTGTGTTCGATCCCTTATATTTGATTCACACTGCAAATTCGGTAGGAGTGTACTGGTTGACAAGTTATCCAAAGTTTGTTGATGTCATGGACACGACTTACATTGGTTTGGAACCAGTCATGAGAATGGTGAAAGGTCTGAACTTGCTACTTTATAAATTCCGCCGTGACAAAATTCTGTCTTCAGCTCAATTTTGGAAGCATGGTGCATCAGATGCCGATAAGATTTCAAAACTAACTTCGTTAGTTATGTTGTCTTATGGCGATGCGGATATATATCAAACTTGTAAGGATGATGTATATCGGTATATTGTAAGCAAGCTTCAGGTCAACCCTGATTTGATGCATCGGATCGCTGGATTGTTGTTGTTTGTCATTGATGAGTCAGCTCTCTACCGTTTGTACACAGGAATCGATGTAGCTGTGACGCGTGTTGTTTCACAATCCGTGCCAGAGCTATTTTGAGTGTGACAGCGGTCGTTGCTTCTTTTATCTTTTTTAAAGCAACAATGTTATTCGGTGTCCTTAAATGATCAGCCGAATAAAAGATACGATGACGACTCAGCAGATGACGCCTTTGATTGCAAGTTTGGCTGGTACCATGCCAATGGGGACGACGGAACAGGGAATCGCTTGGGTAAACAAGGCGCTACACCCCGCAGGCGAGTTAACCTGCTTGGGTATTCCGGATGGGACTTCTCGTCCGGTTGCGGTTTACACCACCATGACGACCTACACGCTTGCTGCACCTGCGGGAGGTAGTGGAGCGACATGGGGTGTTGATACCATTTGGTATCCCCACCCGCTTATGCAAGGGTTTTATACCGGTTCATGGGGGGCAACGACCTTAAATGGGAATGTTTGGAATTCTGCCATTTATGCGTCGACACCCACCACGTATAACGCCTATGCTGCGGGTTTGACCACCTTCATTAACATGGCTGAGCGGTATCGCTTGGCAGCCATGTCAGTTACTGCAACCCCGAATTGTAGTATGACTACAAATGAGGGTACACAGTATGTTGCGCAGTACGCTCAGAGTCCGCGGTATATGACCGTGGATTTTACGTACAGCCCTTCGAAAGTTGGTGGTCGATTTCCTGAAAAGGAAGTTCAGAGGGAGGAGGCAGCGTGTTCGCGCGTCCGTGATCCTGCATTACGTCGAACTGTTTTCGGCAATGAGGATCGAAGGAAAGCGTGTGATGCCAGTGACACCTCGGAGGTGTCGCCGGTGTCAACGGCTGGCCAAGTTGGTTCTCTCTGGTCGCAAGTTGAAGCGTGGGTTAATTACTACGATGACGTGTCGACGTTGTCGCAGTTACCGAACACGTTCAATGCTGCGTTCAAGGAAGGATCTTACAGTCCTCTGAAGTTGAGCAGTAACTTCACCCGCTGGCGCAATTCGAGGCAGTTGTTTTTGTATTCGACTGCCCAGGATATGGTGGCTTACGACACCACGCCGGCGACCTCGTCGTCC